AGCCTCAAGACTTACTTGAACTCCATTGCCATCAAAAGCAATGTCTTTTAACTTGTTTAAGTTAATCTTATGAGTAAGCAAGTCTGCATCTAATTGCAAAACCACTTTGTTACCATTAACTTTAAAGTTATTTGTTGTTGCTTGAAATTTAATTGTTTTTCCTGTCATTTTCATGTTCCTTTTGTGTTTCTTTTAAAAATTCTTTTTCCGCTTCATTTGTCAAAAATTTAAGCGTTAGCATAGTAGCATTTAAGTTTAAATAAAGCTTTCTGGTATTAACTTTATGTCCTTTGTTCCAATGCTGTTGTTGTCTTTTAACATCATTTAATTCAGATTCAACAGTTTTAATTCCTTCATTAAATAACTCTTTATCAATCATTTTCATGCTCCTTTTTAGGAATTAAAGTCATATCAACATCATTAGGATTAAATTTAATTTCTAAAATTCTCAAATCTGTAACATCTCTATATATTGATTGACCAGCTGATCTTCTAGCAAGTTGAGCATCTAGGAAGAACCCACCAGGGTATCTATTAGATCTCATTGCTTCCCATCGTCCGCTATCCTTATTGAAATATTCAAGTTTATAAATCTTATTCATCCTTGTGCTCCCCCAGATATTTCAAACCTAGAATTGCATAACCTGCAGTGTCTAGTTCTGAAATATCGCCTTTAAATTTAATAATCTTACCGTGCATTTTAGTTTTTCTCCGTTAATTTACGACCACACATAGGACAATAGTTAATCTTGCTACTCTTTGATACATAAGTAACTTCGACATCACAAGATAAATTTAATTCATTTCCATTAATATAAACATTTCCATTTTCATATCTATCAATACCTGTGTACCCATCTTCATATGTATCTTCAATTGAAATAATTGATTTTTCATTATTACAGTAATCGCACATAATTATTCCTCCGTTAATCAGTAATCACAATGCATGCATTCACTTTTTCAGCGTGGTTATAACTATTCTTTAAGTCCCTAGCCGCTTCTTTAGGTGAGTCAAATAATCCTTCCCAAGTTTTTGCTTCATTGTCACTACTACTGTGTATAGTTACAACAATACAACGATCTTGTTCATAATAACTATCATAAAAAGTCGAGATTCTAAACAGATTATATTCATCTGGATCATTATCCCAACACATTAAAATATCGCCATACTTGTAATCCTCATTAGTTTTCTTCGTTCTTTTATCAATTACTTTCATTGCCATACTCCTTTATGTACTCCTGAGGCAACATACCATATTCATTAAAGAACTCACCACATAGAGCAAGATCTGATCTTACACAGTAATCTGTAGCCATTGTGCGTCTAGCTTCTTCAAGACCCAATTTAATATCACGTCCGTTTTCATCTTTCATTTTCATGCTCCTTCGTTAATTTTCGCCCACACCAAGGACAATTATTAATAAAAATCTCGTCTATTTCTTGAGAATAACATTCAGGATCAGGATGAGAAATAATTAAAGCTGGATGATTTTTACAATCGATGTAAGTAAACATTATTTCGTCTTCACCATTCACCTTATTAATCTCATCTGGATCAACATAGTCATCTCTGTAATAATCACGTCCTAGCTTAGTTTTCGGATTAATTTCACAGTATTTACACATACTAAATACTCCTTTCCTTAAAGTGACTTCCACAATCGAATGGATCGTAGTGAATTTCAGCACCGTCACTAGAATGCCAATTGTTTTGTTTGAATTTAGTTATCGTGAGATGATTAAGGACTGTATGGATTGAATATCTACTATAAGCTGATCTTCTTTATATCCGCTAATATAAAAGAAGTGATTTCCATTTGCAATTTGTTGAATAATATCACGTCCTAAATCATTCGGATCATAACAATCTGCATTGAAAACAGTTCTATTGCCGTTTTTAAAGTCTATTTTTACCTGCATTTTTACTCCATTTTTCTAAAAGTGATAGTTCTAAGTGATAGTTGAAACAAGCTTAAACCCTTGGGGCTGTAAGCAAAGTGATAGTAAGTGATAGTTTCCTTTATATTTCTTTTATATAAGAAAAGAAAAGAAAAAATAATATAAATAGTAAAAAAATCCAAAACTATCACTAAAATTGCTTTAAAGCCTTGTGGCTCTAGGCTTAAAGTGTCACTTCAAACTATCACTTAGTGTCACTTATGTATCACTTAGTTCCATTCAAAACGGGTATCCTGTTTGATGCGAATTCCTTCATAAACTTTGTATCCGTCTTTAACTTTACGATGAAATTTTTTATTCATTTCTTTACCAAAACGAGTAAGAGTCATCTTGTATTCGTTAGCATCCGCAGCCCAATTTTTGTAGGAATCATATAACTCTCCACTCTTAGCTGTGAAGCCAGGACCGAGTTCACAGCAATCATTGACAAAACCAGATAAAACATCCATTTCTTCACGGTATTTTTGTGAAGCATTCTTAATCCTTTCAGGTATTTGCAAACCTTCAACTTGCCACATAATTGCACCTTCAACAATCCAATTAAGAATTCCCATACTCTCTGCCTCAAGTTTGTACTTTAGATTGCGATCAATTTTATCTTTGGGCACCTGGTATTCAAATGGAATAAGGATTAATCTTCTCCAAATACCTTCATCAGTACCTCTAATTAGTGGCTTGTGGTTAGTAGCCATCCAGATCTTATAGCTAGGTTGATATTCGAATTCCTTACCATATTGCTGACGAGCCACAATTCGATCCCCACCAGTAAGTTGCTTAACTAATCCTTCATCTAATCGTTGGCCTTCATTAGCTTCAGAACTTATAACCATTCGGCTACCTTCCAAACGAGCGATGTCTGAGTTAGCGCCGTTTGAATTATACTTAGTCATAATGGAAGAAACATTCATTGTTTTTGCATAACCACCAGCGACATCTTGAATTGTGTCTAACAGAACCGATTTACCATTGCGACCATTACCATAGGGGATGAACATTACTTGCTCTTTGGTTGAACCAGTAAATGAATAACCGATAGCTTTTTGAACATAATGGATTACTTCTTCATCATTTTGAAAAATTTGTTTCAAAAATTTGCGCCAGTTTGGTGAGTCGATTGTATCTGAATACTCTGACCCAGTTTCAGCAGTAAACATTTTACCAATATCGTGTGGATGTAGTTTACCATTTGTAAGATCAACATAGCCGCTTGGAGTATTCAACAGCATGTCTTCTTGATTCCACATTGAGTGGGTAACAGGCAAACGGTGCTGAAGTTCTTTGACTAGGTCGACTTTAGCTTTATGACTACGTTCATGATTTACAAACTTATTCCAAGAATTAAGGATTTTAGTCTGTTCTTTTCCAGGTAAAGATGGATCAATTTTAGGTCTATCTTTAGCTAAATCCTTAATCACATGATCAGCAGCAGTTTCAATGTATCCTTTTGTATCTGGTGACCAATAGGACCCGTTGTAGATATACCACTCCTTATCAATGTAGGAATAAAGGAAGTTCTTGCCATATCGATCAATGAATCTTTCTGCCATACCCATATCATCTTGGGTATAGTGCTTTGGTTTCTGCTTCTTTTCATTGAAGCTAAAAATATAATTACCAGTATTTTCAGAACTAGGATTATATACATTAGGTGTTTCATTGATTGCTTTTTGTAAAGTACGCTGACCATAAGTCGTTGCACCGTCTTGACGATCCCATTTATCACGGATCAAACTTGAATTTCTGAAAATCTGATCCATCTTGTGGATGTCGCGTCCACACCAAAAAGCTAGATCATTGGCAAAAGCCATATCAGCTTCAGATTGAGAATTGTAAAATTGTTCCCAGCCGCCTTGCATAAACAAAGTGAACCTTTTACCTGATTTTGGTGATTCTTCAGCACGTTTAATAATCTCAGTAACTGATAGATCAATGGTTTCATCATTGTCATTTTTTGGATGTAGTGGCGTTACTTTATCTTTGCCAAAACAGAATTCATAAAGCTTAGTCATAGCTGGCTTATCAAGTGATTCAATGTTTGGTTTGCCAATTGCACTACCAGTTAAAGCAAAGAATCTGCCTGATTCGTACATTTCATAATTGCCGTGTCTACGGTGCTTGCCTGGAATTTTGCCTTTAAAAATCACATGTAGGCCTTTACCGGATTGACTGATTTCCATGTAGGAATTATGAGTTAATGACTTAAAGTGATTAACTAAATTGTTTGGATCAGTGTCACCCTCTTCATAGTCTGCAAGGTCGGAATCAATGTGATCGACATCCAGTCCTACAAAGCCATTAGCAAAGTAAAAGGCTAAACCATCTGCTTGAGGATATTTTTTTAAAGCTCTCAATGCAGTCTCAAAGTCCGACCAAGTACGTTGGTCATTAGACTTACCTGCACCAAAGTTATAAGGATTTTTAGGAATTTTCGTGTATTTTTCTCGCTCTGGGAGCCATTTCAATTGAAACAGCCCCCATTGCTTGAGATTTAATAATTCATCAGGAATCGATGAATAATCTGTAAATTTAGCCATCTAAATCATCCTTAAAATGGTAAATCATTATCATTAATTTCAGTGTCGCTACCTGCATTGCCCTTGAATGGGTCTTCTTTTGGTTGAGAGCCTTGAAGTGGGTACTTAGTTGGTTTCCAAGTATTTACAAAACAGCTGTTTTGCTTACGCTTTTCACCTTTGTATTCATTTTCATTAACGCCAACTTGCACTCTAGCGGTTCTGTTTTCACACATTTTCATAAAATCATCTTGAGTTTTAATGTCTGCACCATCAGGGATGCCAACTGCTTTAGCAATGTAATTTAGATCTGATGACTTGTAAGAGCCGCTGTCATTGCCATTAGCATCTTTAGCAGTCCACACTCTGACGAATAAATGTTGACCGTGATGCTTAGCGTTTGTTTTAGCTAATTCAGGTACCTTGTCTAAGTCCTTGCGCACGATCATGTCAAAGACCATACATTCATGACCACCAGGTGAAGCATCGCCCTTAACTGAGTTGATGCCCATTTCATAAGTCCCTGCGGGTAAAATTGAAGTATCTACTGCCTTCTTGTAATCTACGTTTAAAAATCCTGCCATTTTTTAGTTCTCCTTTTTTTTATTAGTAATATTGAATGCCGTCTGGTTTTAATACGCCGATTGGCCAACCAGTATCGCTATTATAAATTTCAAGACCGCCTTGCAAATTGGCTTCTTTTTGCCACTTTTCTGGATCTTTTAAATACGTACTTTCTAAAATTTGATTCATTTCTTAATAAAACCTCTCTTCTTAGCCTGAAAATATGCCCATCCTGGCTTAAAGCCATGTAATTTCCCATATAAGGCTAAATCTCTAAAACTGCTTAATTCTTCAGGCTTTTTAGTAGAGATGTAATCAATGTGTATTTGTTGTGCCTTAATAGCCTGCAATTCTTGCTCTTTTTTTTGCTTCATTTTCCGTATTTCTGCAGAAAAATCATGACCACATAAAGGACAAGTAACTAAATCAGCCTTAATTACTCCAAAACATTCAGGGCAAGTTTTAATCGCTGGACCGTCAACAGTCTGTCTGTCTCTTTGTGGATGTTTCTCACGATCTTCCAAAGTCCACTTGTAATCAGTGTCAGGTAAACCAAAGCGTTCAAAATTTCCAACTTGATCAATAATGATTGCTTGTTTATGAAGCTGATATCTCATCGCTCTCATTGACTGCTGTAAATAAACTACAAGACTTTCAGTAGGTCTAAGTAAAACTACACATGAACAGTCCGGTACATTAAAACCCTCAGACACCAAATCAACGTTACAGAGGACTTTTATTTGTCCTTGCTTAAAACTATCCATGATTTTATTTCTCTCGTTAGAGGGCGTTTTAGCATCTGCATGGGCGGCGTTAATTCCAGCGCTTCTAAATTCTTGGGCCACAATTTTACTAAAGCTAGTTGAATGACAATAAATAATTGTTTTTCTATCTTTAGCGAATTTAAGCCAGGACTTTACGATGTCACCATGAATAATGCTTTTTGTGAAATCATCCATTGATTTACTGGTATAGTCACCAGTGCTGGACTTTTTTAGTAAGTCTTTATTCCCTAATTGATAGCCATAAACTGTAAATGGTGCTAGTTTGTGATGTTCAATTAGCCATTTAGTTGTTGGCCCTTCAATCATTGCGGAATAAATATCTTTAAATCCTTTACCAGATAGTCGCCAAGGACTTCCAGTAAAACCAAGTCTAGGGACATCATTATAGTAACCAAAGATTTTCAAATAAGTTTTAGCTCTTGAGTGCTGTGACTCATCCACAATTATTAAATTAGGTTTTGGAAGTATTTTTAATCTGTTAGCTACTTTGCCAACGGTCATAATTGTGCAATGATTTAAATCAACGCCTTGCTGCTTGAAAGAATCTTTTATCTGCTTTACTAGTTCTTGGCGATGGACAAAGAATAATACATGTCCACCTTTTTTTACTGTTAATCTAGCAATTTCACTGATTACTACTGACTTACCTGATCCTGGAGGGCTAACAATTAAAACGCCTTGATTTCCAGCTGCTAGATCATTTCTAGCCTTATCAACTAAGTCTTGCTGATAATCAAATAATTGAAACATTTAATCATCTTGCTTATGAATTTTCTGCATTATATTGATGATCTCATTGGCATTTCTGGCATGATCATTATCTTGATCAATACTTCGCTGAGCTGCTCTAGCAAGACCAGATAGTACAATGCCATGACCATTATTTATTTGAACTTGGTTTCCGTCATCACTTAAACCAACAATAATGAAATGTTTGATTCTGCCATTAAGAATATCCATGCAAGTTGCACTTACTTTGTCTTCCATTTCTTTATCCAACTTTAACTTTTCATTTACATTTTCACTAAACATTATTTTTTCTCCTTAACTTTATCTACTGCTTTGTCTAAATCTGATTTTTGAAACTTAAATAAATCTTCGACTTTGCAGCCTCTACGCTGGTCAAGCCTATTTTTTGCATATGTCCCTTCATCGCCATCAAGAATTACACCGCGAGTTCCATCATCAGGTTTCTTAATCATTCGTCCTACTACATCGGATAGGCCCATTAAAACATTCCGAACTGAATCTCTTAGTTCCGGCCCATATTGATTGAATTGCTGGCCGGAAGCTGTGGTTATTGGATGCTCTGTTTCCCATGCTGTGATATATACGTTTAGTGGCATGTCATAAATCCATTCGATAAATCTCAAGAAGTAATTAGTCCATTGAGAATAGTGTTGTAATTCATTGCTAATTCCATTTTTTGATTCTCGGCCTTTTTCTTGAAACCAAATTTTTTCGAAATTGGAAATATCATCTAAAACTAAATTATCGTATTTAGTTGGATCGAATGACTCTAACCATTTGTTTAGATCTTCAATTGGTTTCTTAGCGTCAATTTGCCATGCCCCAGCTAAATGACCTGCTAAAACTTTAAAGGACTTATCAAAACCTAATACATAAGTTTTACCTGGAATGAATTTAGCAGTAGATGTTTTGCCAATTCCTTGTTTTCCATAAATAAGCACACGCCAGTTTTTCAACTTATCCAATGTTTGAATATTTATTTCAGGCATTCATTGATACCTCTTTTTCTAACTTTTGCCATTTATATCCACCTGCATAATTTCTTTTTCCTCTTACCACAGCGGAGATATTTCCTTGACTAATTCCAGTAATTTTTGAAGCTTGGTTTGCACTTGAATAGGCTGCAATTCTGTGGCTGTCTGAAGATAACTGAATAATAGGAGTACTAACAGCTTGAATAAATTTTTGAGTTCTATGACCGTAATTTAAGTTGTGAGAATGTGAACACCATTCTAAATTTGAAACATGATTATCATCTCTTATTTCATTTAAATGATTTATTTCTTGGTATCCATGAGGATTATTTAAAAATGCTTGAGCAACTAATCTGTGAACTTTGAATATTTTTCCTTTACCATTTTTAGAAAGTCTGACCATTAAATAGCCTTTTTCGTTAGGTACTTGCTTCATCATCTTTCCATAGATGGTTATGTGAGAATTGCCATGCTTAACTTTTCTAGTCAGACTACGAATCCTTCCAAAATTTGAAACTTCGTAAAGTGATTCAAAGTGTTTAATTGGCTTCCAAACTTCTTCTTTCCAACTAAATGCTGGCATTATTCTTCACCTGCATCGCGAATCAAATTTTTAATGCCCTGAAGCTGATTAAGGACATTGCTAGTAATTGCTTTTTCATATGCTTGGATCATTACTTTCTTGAATGCTTCCCACTCATCAGTATTTTTAATTGCTTGAAAAGCTTGTCTTGCTTCGGATGAATTAAATTCTGCATTTTCCCATCTAGCAGCAAACTTTAACTTCGCTTCTTGCTTAATGCTATCTTTTAACCAATCTTGATCAATCATCGTTATCTACCTCTTTATCTAAACCTTCATTACGGACCTTAATTACTGCTTCTTCATAAATTGATCGAACCACATTTGCTACAACCTCACTTGGGCTAGCAGTAAATTTACCTGGCAAATCTGGTTTATTTTTATTCAGCCAACGCATTGCGCCAGAGTAAGTTTTGCCATTCTTTTTAGATTGATAGACTAAATAAATTACCCAATCGTCTGCATCATCTTGCATTTTTTTAATCCAATCTTGAAAGTCTTTAAGATCCTTATCTTCCATAGTCAGCCATCTCCATTCCGTCAAAATAGTCTTCTAGGAAGCTGGTTAATTCTTCACGATTATCACAGTTTTCAAATAAGTACTGATACATATCCTTTGCATCTGTGAATTGACCTTTAACCATGAATTTATCAGCGTCATCAGCTAACTGTTCTTCAATAAAATCAAGTGGTGTTCTGTACTCACAATTCTGACCAATTGCATGAACTGTATTCCCTACAACTACCGTTAAGCAATCCCAACCAGCATAAAAATCACGCTGTTTTTCAATCTTTTGGTAGTTGAGTTCTTTAGCTAATTCTTTTCCTTGTTTTGCTTCCATGATGGTTTTCTCCCTGTTTCGTACTGACTAGTAACTACATCAGTAATTGCCCAAATTCGTTGTTGTGTTTCTTTGCTAAGTTCCATGAGTTAACCTCCAATAATTTGAAATGCTGCATCCCAAAAGCCATAGCACAAAAGAGTGAACGTTAAGATCACGACTGCTATTAAGATGCCACCAAAGATAGTTTCATAATGGCTTTCTTTATGTTGGATTGGTTTATTAAACTCACGGTAATAATTCTTATTTAGCATCCCAATCAATTTCCTTTCTATGTTCATTCATCCAAATAGCAGCTGGATATTCAAAGATTGTCATCTTACCGCCTCTGCCTGGATGAATATTGCTACACCAATCCGGTTGAAATGGATAAAGAATATTTCTTTTTACCCATGCTTGTCCGTGTGGCTTAGCGTATTTCTTAGCAAATTCATCAATACTGATTGTTCTTCCTTGCAGTTGCTCTTCAGGGACATAGCCACGTTCTTTCATAATTTGATCAACTGCTTTTTGAAGTTCAGTGTCATTAATGACTAGTTGCATTGTCATCACCTGGCCTATACTTCTAACAAGTTCATTTGTTCTGCAACGGGATGAATATCATCTTTAGCTAATAGATCATAAATGAATTTCTTGCCTTTTTGAGTCCATTTAAGATTGTTGTGAACTCCATGTTGACCATTATTTTTTTGATAATCATATGGTTCATATTGCGTATAACCTTTGTCAGCATATTTTTGATATAAAACCCAATGTTTACCTTGTTTGAAAATAATGTGACGTTTATTCAACTCTTTATTTAAAGTTTTGGCTGACCAACCATAATCTTTCGCAATTTCGGTAGTTGTCATAAGACCAGGGTTTCTCATTTGGGAGTCGAAATAATCAACCTTTGGTTTCTGTTTTGCTAATTGCTCTGCCTGATCTGCTGCTAAACGCAAAGCTTCAGGCAATGTTTTAGGAATATTGAATTTACTTGGAATTTCAATCTGTTGTTTCATTTGATTAAACAAACTCACATATTGAGCAGTAAATTGATTTCCTTTTTTACCAGTCATCTTATTTGCTACGAACTCGCATCCCTGTTTAGTGAGCAGATAATTAGGTAATACTTTTCCTTGCTTACTGGTATAAGTGCTTGGAATAAAGAACTGACGTGAGCTCAAATTTGAGCTCTCCTCTATATCTTTGATGTAAGTACGAATATCACGCATTAAGTTCTTGTGTTCTTTACCAATCATTTTTGCGACATCTCGGCTGTCTAAAACTGACTGACCTTCAAAATCTAAGAGTTTCATAATTACTTTTCCTCCTTATCTTCTCTAGCTAACTTAAATAGAAATTGTGTTGTTACTCCTAAGTAGTCAGCAACATCTTGTAATGAATCAGCTCTGGGCATACTTCTATCCCATTTGCTGATCATTCCGTTGGACATCTTCAAGTCATGTTCAATCTGATAAATTGACTTGTGTTTTTCCTTTGCAATGTCTTTAATCACTGAATAAAGTGACATATTAGACTCCTTTCTTAGATTTTATATTGATTTATAATAGAATTTATTCTATTATATGAGTATAAGAAATAAGCCAAATCGTAAGACCTATGCTTACAAAAGGCGGTTCAAAAGATTTTTTGCTATGTTTCCTTTGAACAGTTTTTATTATAATAGCCCGTTTTCTAAATTGCAAGCATTTATTTTAGATTTTGTTCTATTTCTTATGTCGTGTCAAAATAAAGGAGTATAAAATGAGTGCGAAAGACAATGTAATGAGGCTTTGGAAAGAAAGAAGACCTGATATAAAATCAGTAGCTGAATTAGAAAGAAAAATGGATTTAAGTAACGGAATCATCAGCAAATGGGAAACGAAAAAGCCTTCAACGGCTAGTGCACAAAAGGTTGCTGATTTTTTTAAAGTACCATTAAGTGAAGTCTTAGATGATGTTACAGATGAATCTGTAACGCTGAACAAAAATGATCAAGAACTTTTAGCAATGTTTAGAAAAGAAACCGATGGAATGTCAAATGAAGAAAAACAAGATTTTCAAGATTCTTTAGGTATTTTGATGAACACTGCAAAGCAAATTGTTAAAAGACGTAGAAAGAGTGAAAAATAATATGCCTGGATACGAATATAGATTAATACCAGAAGATTCATATGAAAGTAGCAATGATATTGCTAATTCTATAGTTGAAGATACTGCTTTAAAATACAATGTACCTAAATCAGAGGTAAGGTATCCAATGGTTATTAACTATCTTTATTCGATAATCGGGACATGCGATATATGTGCTTATACACCTAATTTAATTTTCCCTTTTGAAAATAATGGTCAAAATGCTTTAAATGATTTTAATTATGGATTAACTGCTAGAAATATTTCATTTACAGCGCAATCTATTGATGAAGTAAGTACTACTTTTGCAAATAGAGTCTGCGGCTTTACCCTTTTTCCCGCTAGTGGACCAATTATGTTTTTAAATGCAAGTATTAATACTTGGGGAAGAATAATATTTACTATTATTCATGAGCTTTCACATGCTTATCAAGCATTAGACGACCCCACATATAAAAGTTCTGTTGCTTTAATAAATGCGCAAAAGAGCCAAGGAAATCCTTATCCTGAAGAGCTTCAGCCCATTGAAACAGAAGCTAATATAATTGCTTCAAATGTTTATGTTCCAGAAGATTCATTAAAAAAAGAAATTATGAATAAATCATTTAATCAAATGAAAGACATTTATGGAATGAGCTCAGCAGCATTACATAACAGACTTAAAAACTTTTTGCATTATACTATTGGAATGTCAATTAATGCTGCTTTGGAATATACATTAGCATTTAGAAATAATAACACGATAAAAATGGATATTTGTCGAAGCTATTGTATTCAAAGTCTGCATAACCCTGTTGTGTTTTAAAACGTCCACAGTGACGTTAAACCTGAAAGAAATAAGGAGCCAAAACAAATGACTGATAAAAAAGAAGACAATAAAGATGGTTCTGTTGGTTGTGCAATAGGATTTATTATAATAATTGCGGTTTTAGTGGGAGGGTTCTTATGGATAAGACATTCTAATGAGCAAAGCACCGCAAATATTGAGAGACAAGAAAGAATTGAAAGTCAAAAGGCTAAAAAAAGCAATGCAATTAAAAAGCAGAAAGCTAACCAAACTAATGCTTTAATTGTTAAAAACATTAAGGCTTTCCGTTCTAAAAATGATCCAGATACTAATTGGTCAAAATATGTAAGCAAAGTTACTGTTAATTCCAAAGCTAACTTATCTGTGGAAGTTAATGATCGTTTTGTTAATTTATCTGACAAGGATAAGACTACTTGCATGCGTGGTATTAACAAAGAAGCTACATGGGATGCTTATCATTATGGCTTAATTAGTAAGTCTAAAGTTGGCAATCGTTTATGGGCACAAATATTTGACGATGACAATAATGAAATGGGACGTTCCACATTTGATGTTTATGATAACTATAAGTGGAATTAATCTATAAAACAAAAAAGCCCACCTACTGCTGGAACAGTAAGTGAGCGCAACTCAATAAACTTAATAATACTTATAATGTAATAGAGTAACGATAAACCGACTGGAATCGGCTTATTTCGTCTACCCTATTTTAGCAAAAATAGGAGTAAAAATAAAATGGCATCAATAAGAAAACGTGGCAAAACCTGGTATGTAAGATTTTCAAAGAGAGAAACTCAATGGGATCCAGAAAAACAAAAGAATGTTTCTATTTTAAAACAAAAATCAAAAGGCGGTTTCAAAACCAAGTCTGAAGCACAACAGTACGGAATTAAAATGGAAGCCGCTTCTATTGATGGTGTAGATGTAGTTAAGAACCCTGTGTTCGCTGACTATTTTGAACACTGGTATCTTACTTTTAAATTCCCGATTATCAGAAAATCAACGCAAAAGAGATATATTACCAATTATCATTATCTTGAAAAATATTTTGGATCAACAAAAATAAAAGATATTTCAAGAGCTAAATATCAAAGCTTCTTAAATTGGCTTGGTAAAAACCATGCTCCTGCTACAGTTCGTAAAACCAATATTATGGTTAAAGCTTGTGCAGGAAATGCAATAGAGGATGGTTTAATCGTTAAGAATTTTACCAATCGCACAACCATCACAGGAAATCAAGACAATGTCAGAGCCATAGAATACCTTAATGAAGGAGAAATGAATAAGCTGGTACAATTATGCTTAACAAATTTAACTCCTCGTTATACTAGCAAATATTTAGTTCTAGCGGGGTTATTTACAGGCGCACGACTTGGAGAACTAACAGCTTTAAAATGGACTGATATTGATTTTAAGAATAAAATTATTGATATTAATAAAACCTGGAATCCTAATTTAAAAATACTAGGACCAACTAAAACCGAAAGTTCAGTTCGAAAGATTAAAGTTAATTCTTTCTTATTAGATAAATTGAAACAATTAAAAATTAATAATTCTGAATTTATTTTTGCTATTCCTAGAACTGGATTACCACCTTCTAGTTCTGCTGTAAATCAATTCTTAAGAAAAGCCATTAAGGAAATTGGACTTAACAAACCTGATTTTCACTTCCATAGTTTAAGGCATACCCATGTTTCATACTTAATTTCTCAAGGAATTGATATAGCTGCTATCAGTAAACGCTTAGGACATGCTAATATAGCAATCACTTTATCAATCTATGCTCACTTACTTGATGAATATAAGGATCAACAAGATGCCAAAATTATTAATTCACTCAATCAAGTTTGTGCAACATTTGTGCAACACCGTGAAAAATTCTATGATATTGCAAAACATTAA